CAGATCAAAGTTGATGAGACCTCGATCCTGTGAAACGATGCGACAGTAGTTTCTGATGGTGTAGGTCGGGTTGAGACTGCAGAATGACATCTCTTTGATGTGGTCTTCTGTGAGTTTGAGTTTCACACCAGCCGGCTTGATGAGTTTGTTTCCTTTGAAAGAAATCTCTTTCCCTTTTGAATTCTTGTGGAAGTCACAAAGACGGGGAGGGACGAGGGAACGGTTTCGGATAACATTCTCCTTTCCCAGTTCTGTGAAGTATTCTTCTGACTCAAGAAGGAACTTGTCAAGCTCTTCTTGCTTTCTCCGCATCTCTGCAAGAGAATCAAGACTGTCGGTCATTGCTAATCGACTGTCTTCAACCGTCTTTCGATCAATTCTTCCTTTTGACATTATTCTTCTCTCTCAAAGGGTTCGTCTTCATCGGTCGAAACATCAATAGATGAGACATCAACTGGGGCAGAGTATCGACCTTTGATGAGAGTATCCAAGACGTCTTGGGTTGTCAGAGCCGGGATTTCTTTGTCGTGCTTGTCACGCTTCGGTTGTTCTCCACCCTCACTCTCTCCCTTGGGCATCGTGTTCTGTTCAAGCTTGATGACACGCTCTGCCATGTCGCTGATACTCTTCACAAGGTTTGCGAAGACCTCGTAAGCCCGTGGTGTTCCATCGAGCACCAGGACATTGGCAATGTATTTGTCAAGCATGATCTTTGCACGTTCGATCAACTCAACCTTGGTTTGAATGCTGTATCCATGTGCAGTGTTCTTTTTGATTGATGCGATTGCCTTCTTGATCTTCTCTTCGATCTCAGCGACGATCTCAGCACGGATCTCTTCGGCCTTCTGTACATCAAACCCGTCTTCTCCTGGTGTGAGTGCACTGGAAACAGAAGACTCTGCTTCATCAAGCGCTCGTGAAATTTGTGCCCGCTCTTCTTTCTTCTTCATGGTCAATTCGCCTCCGGCGCTTCGTAACCTTTCGAATTTATTTATATGATGAGGATTTTGAATTATGAGGCTTTGCGTGTCCTGATCTTTCCTTCAGCTTCACAGGCGGTACGGAGTTCTTTCTTTGAGAAATGTTTGTCAAGCGCTTTCTCAAGTTCGCCGTTCATTAGATTGATAGTTGTTTCAACTGCAACGATTGTGGAATGGAATGCGGCAAGATACTGATAAAGGATCGCAATGTGCTTTGCCCGATCCCCAACCAGGAACTTTGATGTTGAAATGCTTTGAATGCTATCTTTCATAAGCTCTGCGATTGGGATAAAGGTTTCTTCAAATCGATCTATGAAGAGTTTAGGAATACCAGCATCAAGTGCTCTTGTGTGATATTCTCTCTGCATATCATACAGAAGCTTCGCGTGATCGTGTATTTTGAAATTACTGTCTAGGATCGCAGCTTGAAGTTTGTCTGAAAAGGTTTCAAACTTCAGACGAAGAAAAGTCTTGGCAACAAAACACTTATGGGGATCTGCAATTTCAAGTGTTGGTATTGCTTGTTCAACATAGTAAAGCATCTCGTGGAAGAAAGGATGATCGATCACGTCTCTGCTGTGACCAAGATCTTTTGTGTATTTTGTTTTTTGTTTCGATCTCATTATCAAAAGCCAACCGATCGCAAAGATCAGCGAAGCGACAATGACAATAAACGAAACGGTTGTTGGGGCTTTCTCAATGATCGCAGCAATGATCGCACCAAGAGACGTGATAACGGCAACGAATACCGGCGTGAGTTCCTTCACAACGCTTCTCCAATTAGAGTTGGTGGACCATTCTATTTACGTTTTAGAAATAGTGAATAAAGGATTCTTGATTGTCTATTCATTTACTGGAACCTCTATTTCCTCAACTTCCGCACTGATGGTATCGAAATCTGCAGAGACCAGGTTGATGTTCATGGTGATATACTGAATGAGGTTTTGTTCTCGAACGGCCGGATAGATCTGACCTTCGAGTGTCATTCCAATATCATACTTGATAACTCGATCACCCTTGATGTCCCACTCAGACGTGACAGCTGTACTCACCTCATCGAGTTTCACACGACATGTTCTCCATGCTCCAAAGACCGGAACTTCTTTGATGTGAAGGTTGATCGTGGGATTAAACCTTTGAAGAAGCTGTTCAAGTATCTGAATAACATCACCAGAGTTCTTCGCCCAGATGCTCACACCAAACCTGAAATCATATGGGGTTGCTTGAAGAGACCACTTCTTAACGGAGGTCACAAGTTCTGGTGGTGCTTCCAACCTTGACAGAACGTTGAGCTGTCTGTCTGGTGCTGGAGAGATACCATCCATCGAAAAGGTTATCCTAGGAAGCGAGGTCTTCACCTGGTAATCATTTGGAAGCGAAGCATATCTAGACACATACCAATGGAGTTTGGGAGCAAAGAAGACCGGAATTGGAATTACCTTGAACCCGTTGGCTGTGATCCGTTGTACTTGAATACCGATCAATTCCTTGCCCAAAGCAATTCGATATGCTCCGGTACTGTTATTGAAGAAAAATTCCATGATCCTCCACTGTCTAAATATATTCGGTCCTTGATTATTTAAGGGTGTGTGAACAAACGTTTGGAGGCATTGAGAGATGTTGAAAGGAAAGAAAAGTAACACTGTGATGTTCAATTTCAAAGGCAAGAAGATCCGTATACCCGGAAACTTCGGAATGGTCGATGTGGTCAGACTGTATGGGTTGTCTCGGGCAGATGAGGAACAGATTTCCAAAACGTTCAAATCTGTGTGTGAGCTTGTCAGAAAACCCAGTGAAGCCATTGCCCCTGTTGTTCCCGCTTTGGTCAAAGCACAAGCAAAGGAGAAAGGAAGTTTCCTCACCATTGGTCTGAGCGATGAGAATCTTCAAGCCGAAGAAGCGATGCGGAAAGAAGTTCGTGATGCTGAACAAGCACGGATCGATGAACTGATGGCTGAGGAACAAGCTAAGATAGATGCGATTGTTAATGAAGGTCTTGACCCAATTGAACTGAAGAAGAAAGAGAAAGCCGAGCGCAAACCAGTCGAACGCCCGAAACGTGACATTGACGAAGAGAAGGATGTTCTGAGTGATGTCAAGGCGATCGAGGTCACCGGAGATGCAAAAGACAAGATGCTCAAGTCTTTGCTTGGTGAACCGAAACCGGTGAAGGAAATTAAGATCCCGAAGAAGGGTGGCAAGAAAGCAAAGAAAGGTGGCAAGAAAGGAGAGGATGAAGATGAGTGAGCTGATCGGAAAGGGAAAGCGGAAGCTTCGCACTGGTGGTGAACTGGTGATCGGTGAGCGTCGGGATGGACTGATGGTCGATCGTGAGAAGCTGCTTGAGGCCAAGGCCAAAGAGAAGCGGAAGCGGAAACTGTTGAATGAAGACACGCAGACCGAAGAGATCGCCGAAGAGAAACCCGAATAGTGGGGAAAAGACATGAGTGTGCATCGACCAGAATCCCTTGAAGAGTTGGTAACGTATATCAAGCGCCAGCTTGGAGAGGACAGTGCGGATGGTGCTACCGTTGAAGTCGATGTGACGGAAAACCAATTCCAGGATAAGATCTACCAAGCTATCGACCTCTGGCAGGAGTTTGCATACGATGGTCAGCGAATGAAGATCTTCATAGTCCCCAAGGAATCTTTTGAGAGCGGGGATGGAACAGTCACCCTCCCAAGTGAAGTCATGGCAGTCGTTGGGTATGTTGAGGTCGGTGGAACAGGTAACAGAGATCAAATGTTCGCTTTCGACTACCAATACATGCAAACCTTTGCCGCCGACTACATGGCCGGTGGAAACATCCTTTCGCTTGATCTCACACGGTCTTATGTAAAGCTTCTCAAGCAAAAGTTCACAAAGACCAATGATCTTCGCTTCAACGGCACCACAAAAGAAATCACCATGCTCAACACAGAACTTGTGGGTGATGCTGTCGCGGTGATCGCTTATGTGTACATCTCAGAAGATGATTATGGAAACGTGTACAATCATATCTGGATAAAACGATACGTAGAAGCCGCATGTCGGAAGCAGTGGGGCCAGAACCTGCTCATGTTCACAGATGTTCGCCTTCCTGGTTCGATTGGGATCAATGCCCAATACTTGTTCGACTCGGGCAAAGAAGAGATGGAGAAGCTCGAGGAGGAGTTGAAAGGAACGTGGCAAAGACCTCCAAAGTTTATCGTCAGATAAATCCCCGCATTACCCACCACTCATCAGTAGAATATATTGAATATTGTGTGGAGGTTTTCTATGCGTCAGAAAGTTTCAGTGATTTCTCAATGGGAAGTGTGGGACGAACATTACAACAAGGTTTGCAAGATGCGGTGGTGTTACTCAGATCACTGTCGAAGTATCCAACTTCAGTATTGCCCCTTTGACAAAAAGAGCTACACGGTAGTTGGAGAATTAAACTCAGGGATTTCGAATACAAGGCAGATAGTCAACCTCGTATCGGCGATGCTTTTTCAGATGGGGTATGAACTGAAGACCCCTATTCAAAAGAAAGACCAGAATAACTGGGTAGCGATTTTTGGGTATTGTTGGTTAACCCTTGTTTCTTTCCGTGGTGATCAACCGACGTCAGTATAATAATGTGAGGGCGAAACGGTTTGCCCGATTAACAATGTTGCATGAGGAGGTTCTCGATGCAAAAAGGATTTAAGCTTGCCAATGGCGGTAAGTTGGTCGTGGAGAAGGATTGTGGTTACGTGGCTGTCTACAGCAAGTCGCCGACCGCGAAGAAGTGGACGAAGGCTGAAAGCTACAGCTATACCAAATCCGATCGCGTCGCAGATATTCTTGCCTACAACACCATCAAGAAGATGTATGGTGAAGGCGTGAAGATCAAGAAGACCCTCACCTACAACTGGGTCAAGCTGGCTGAGAAGCTGGTTGGTGGGATCGTTGAGGATCCGAAAGTCAAGGTCTAATCTACAGTCACCGGCAAAGAGCCAGAATGCGGGGGTCCGAAAGGATCCCCGTAACTCTATGTAATCATTCGCATATATTTACCCCATAAATTGTACATTAAGGGCCATATGCGTTATAATATCTATGTGAGCGCAAGGTGCGCTTTGTGGAGGATATTATGAAAGCGAAGACTAAGAAAAAGGTTATCATTCACCACACCAACGAACGTGGTGCGATGTACGCTGTCAAGGGTCACAAGGATGGTTGGGAGTGGGCGGTCATCGATCTTGACAAAAGCGATGGTGAAGGAGGGTTTTACTGGCTTGCTGCTTTCCCATCTAAAGCCAAGGCCAAAGCATGGTGTAAAGAACGTGGGTATATCAATTAGAAAATGCCTAAATAATCCAGTGGTTCTTTTCTCTGGAGGGTATCATGGGTGATTTCAGAAGTTACTTCAACAAGACGAACAACAAGAGTCGATACCCTGCGATCAGGGAACTCATCCTGCAGAAGTACAAGTATGACATCAACAATTGGAAATCTTCGATGGATGGTCGGTTCGGTGGGGATGCTGCTGACATTGCTTTGTATGAACCCGACCAGATACTTATGGGCATCGAGATCGAGAAGGAACACGCACCCGAGATTGCAAAGCGCCTTGAGATCGCCATGGATCACCTTGATGAGAACCCGAAGTATTACACAGAGCTCGCCAAGATGGAAGGGGAGACGAAGAAGCTTTCAGGTATTCAGAAGGGTTTGAAACCAAAACTTGACACCATCGTGAAAGGAATTGATAAGGGAGAAAGCAAATGACGTCTTTTAACAAAAACGATAATCCTATTGTAGAAGCAACAGGGGTAGAGGCAAAGATCCCCAAGGGTTGGGTTTTCTCCGCTGCTGATTTTTCACTTAAGGCAGCTGGAAAAAGGAAGATGGGTAATGTCACCTTCGTTCGAGATGTAGAAGGTCGAAAGAAATGGCTAAGTCTTTCTGAAGAAGATCGGGACCGTGTGCATCTGTATGTGAGCGGGTCTGGTGTTGATCTGGAGAGCGCTATAGAAGATGCAGTAAACAGGATCAGTCGTCACATAAATGATGTTGGATAAGGAATGACAAGGTTCGCTCGGATATTCGAAGCTGCCCCAACCCCAGGGATCAAGGAAACACCACAGTACCACGGGACCTCAAAGTTTCAATATGGTATTGCTATCCTTGAAACCGGGTTCTTGCGTGGCAGAGAAGTTCAGGGTAGACAAAGGTTTGCTCCGATCGTTGGTCGTGTGTACATAACTCCAGATCTTGGATATGCTCTCATCTATTCTGTTGGTGCAAACATCATTGGCCAAAGTGCCGATGGTTGGTTGGGGAAAGAAGGAGAGATCGGCTTTGTCTTTGAAGTTGACCCCGCTTTTATTGTTGATGTTCAACCAGATGAAGACTGTGTTGGTGAGATGGTCTGTGATGCTCTGAGACTTGAGAAAGGAAAGAAAGCATACTACAAGTATGACATGTCAGAGATCGGATGGCTTGCTACTTTTGCTCGGGGATATATTTCCCCCAACACTTTGAAGAAAGTTGAGGATGGCGAATTTGCAGAGATGGTGAAGGTCGGAAAAGTTCTGTTGAATAAAAGACTGACCGATCGTCAGAAGATACAGTTGATCAATGCTGGAGCACACATCGCTTCTCAAGGTGAAGCAAAGTGGAAGCGTGCTTGGGTGTGGGACAAGACAAGATCTCCTGAGTTGAAAGAGGATGGGTCAAACTTCTTTTCCTCTGGTGTTGCGGTCGAAGTCAAGAACAAAGGAGACGTCATGAAGTTCGCACGAGACAACAACATTCAGACCCCGGTGACCGAGTCAATGCAGTCTCGGTGGGATGAAGCGGTTCTCAATGAGATTGATGCCTACATGCAGAAACGTGGGATCCTGAATGCCGAAGACAAAGATTCCATTTTCAAGCTTGCAGTTGATGTGAAGCTCCCTGCAGAATATCAGAAGGAACTTATTCAATTGTTGCGGATCAAGATCTTAAATAATGAAGATAGAGTTTCGATACTTAGAATGTTCAAAAATGGAATAGAGGAAAGGGATCATGACTACGTTTCTTAAAGAAGCAAACATGTCTCGCGATTGGCGTGGTGTTCCTAACAATGAAGCAGAAGCAATGGGGCGTCTTGCTGAACCGAAGGGATATGTTAGGCGAGATGATGGTCCGGGGTATTCGACACATGCTCTTTGGCAAAAACTTATTGGTAACAAGAGGGTTACCATTACTGGTCATACTGCAGAAGGTGGTCTTACTCATTGGGTAATCACCATAGAAGATGTTGGATATGGTGGTAGTCGCATTTTCGCTGGTGGTGAGAAAGGAACAGAGTTGATTTCTAATCAAGTGACAGCGATGAAGAAAGCGGAAGAAGCTGAGCGGTACGTGCCAACGATGGGTGATTATAAAGAGATGACACCAGAGGAAGTAAAAGCAAAAGATACACTAGCAGCAAAAGAAATTTCTTCATATTATGGACGGGGTCCAGGTTCGTATACAGGAGACTAAGGAGGGTATCATGGGAGAGTTCAAACGGTTCTTGAAAGAAGAAAGTGAACTTGGAAAATTGACGCCCGAGTTGAAGGCGCGAATCGACGCTATGGATTATGAACAGTTGCTACGAAAATGGCGATTTGCCCCAGCAGGTGATCCTTTGTTTGTTGGTGAGACCGGTGATTACTACTCAAAGAGAATGAAAGCTTTGAGAAATACTGTTGATCACGTCGCAGCATCTAAACATATTGGATGGGAGAAGGATGACTAAGTTCTCCAGGCTCAATGAAGCCGAACGCAATATCAATGTCAACATTGGTGAAGGCGAATTTCAGATAATGGTGAACCCAACACCAGGCGATATTCGCAAGATGTGTTTGAAGAAAGATACACTGGGCAGGACAGTTGGTGTTCGGTGTCTTGTAACAAAAGATGGAACGTTGTATGCATGGTCTCTTGTGCATTACTTTGAGCATGAACAGTTCTTTAAGATGATGAAGAAAAAAGGTCTAAACTATAACCCTACTGGTTCAGCGCTATTCTATGTTGAAAATTCTGTAAGGCTTAATGATGTGTTCAACCTGATGAATAGGAACACCCGACAACTTTCTCCCGAGCAACTTATTGCAGCAAACGACTTTACCTTTCCCGGTATTACTGCTTTCGAGAGTGTTGCGCAGGGAAAATTCGACACCGGCCCGGTAGGAACTTTGTTGTTACCACGAGTGACGAAGATCCCAAGTCTTGATGGTGTTGATTTCTTTGTGTCTGAACCTGCTATTGTCAGAGCATCGGATGGAAAGAAGGTCGTTGCGGATTTCAATATCCCGGGGAAATGGCAAGAGTTTGTAGATTTCGTCTCTATCTAGTAGAATATTCTGAATAGTTTTAGGAATATAGATGGATTTTCATCAGCAAGAAAAGATCCTCCTTTCTCTGAACCTTCAGGGTCTCAGACAGATAAAACCCAAGGCGTGGTTATTTGATTGCCCCAACGGTTGTGGAAAAGAGAAAGCAGGGTTTTACTGGAAGAACGGAAAGTTGATCGCTCACTGTTTCAAGTGTGGGATGAGTGAAGATTTTGATTTCTTCCTCTACAAGCGATACCGTGATGAGTTTGTCCGTAACCGGGTTTCCACTTATGGTGTCAAACGTAAAAGAGAGGTTGAATCTGCGGCAACAACGTTTGTCAAGTGTGCCGCACATCAGGAGTTTGTGACTGAAGTCCTTGGTGATGGAACATTGATCCCCGCGATCGAAGCACCCGAAACTTTGGGGTATTTGACAAAACGTCAGGTCCCAATGGAGAGGGTGCGAGAGATGTATCACTGCACCAACTTCCTGGGTCTCTGGGATCGTCTTGAGAAGACGAAGGGAACAAAGCCGATGGACAGTCAACCGCCGACAAGACCGGATCCTCGAGTTGTCTGGCTCTTCCGAAACCGCACAGATGACATCGTTGGTTTTCAAGGTCGAACCCTTGTGAGAGATCGTGAACCGAGATACCTCCTTGCAAAGCTGAAGGAAGATGATCCGTTCATTGGTGGGCTGGAGCGGGTTGACTTGTCACGTAAGATCTATGCAACAGAAGGGTATGTCGATTCGTTATTCCTCGACAACGCCGTCTCTCTCCAGGGAATGAACACTCATCAGTTTGAATACTTGCTGAACCTTGGGGCGAAGGAGATCGTGATTGTTCTGGACAATGAACCAGACAATGCCAACCTTCAGAAGCGTGTTCATGACATAGCAGAGTTGTCGGTGCGAGAGAAGAGGATCGCTGTTGCACTGCTTCCTCCTGGTTGGAGACGAATAGGTAAGGACATCAATGACTATGTTCTTGCTGGTAAGACGTCGGAAGACCTCATAAATACCATCGATGCGAACACATACCGTGGCGCAACACTCGAAGCTGCGAGGGTAAGATGGTCCAACACAACAATCTGAACAGTATCAAGGATCCGCAGAAAGCAATACAGGCTTTCAAAGCTTTGCTTGCAAGCACATATCGAAAGAATGTTTTCTTTGTGCAAATTAAAGAACCAAAGAAAACAGAAAATTCGCTCGAAGAAGATTCATTGGATATTGCATCAACAACAATATCTCTCGCTGCAAAGAGAGTTGATCCCCCATCATTCCGGGTGAACGATGAAAATTTTATTATTGGTGGCAATAAAGAATCTCGCCCTGGCTTACTTGAACGAGATACTCTCACAATCGATTTTTATGATCTTCCCGTCGAGGGGCCAGATACTTTAATTGATAAAGATAAACCATATCGATTTGTTTCTGATGTGATGTATGATTGGATTAAAGAAGCAAACATTGATATGACACGTGTCGGTTTCCCAGATGATTATGAACGAGATATAGAAATCTTCGAGGCTGCAAGCTCTTTATTTCAAACACAGCTTTTGGGGGGATTACTTCCTTTTGTGTATGAAGAAGATTCGTTTCACCGTGATGCTATAACAGCTGCTCTTATTCCTGGCACAATTAACAGTTTTATGAATAAACAATTTCCAGGTATTCTTGATCCAAATGCTTATGAACGTAATGTTGGATTTGCAGAACGTTTTATAAACCCTTACGCTAATCTTCGTTTTGTTTCCACGGTCACATATATGAACATCTACGCAATGTTTTCTATGATGAAGCATGCGGTACAAACAGCATCACAGTTTGATGCTCTGTCTACAAGCAAACCACCATATGATAATAATGGTTTGAAGACTCCTAAGGGTGATGATAAAGATCAAACTCCTTTCACCGCGCCAGCCGGTTATACCGGCGGAACAACAGAATGGAAAGGACCAGCTTCGTCAGAAAACGTACCACTGTCTGACCCTGGTATAAAAGTTCCTGGTACACCTATCACCTTGCCAGATTTCTACTCTGGTAAAACAAAACCAAGCGGGTCTCCTTTCATTCCCGATGGAAAGAGCAGCAAGCAAAAACCTAATCCTTTTGGTGAAGCTCTTGCCGCTCTCGATACGATCAAAGATCGTGGGCAGTTTGTTGATGTGCAAAAGCTTGAGCTCACAAAGAAGTTCCTTAAGCTTTTGGATGAGGGAAGTCGTGGTGGTGGTTCGGCTGTTGACCTTGCAAAAATGCTTGATCTCATTGGGTCTGGTGCTTTGGGTGGACAACCGATCCCACGAGGGGATCTCGACAAGATCAAGTATGCACCAACAGAAGCTGACCTTTCTTCTTTTAAGAATTCTGATGCGTGGGAAGAATACCGTAAAGCTCTTGATGCTGTCGGTGAAGGCGCTTTCGCAAAGGAGATGGAATCGCTGATGACCCCCGAGAGGTGGAAAGAACTCGTTGACAGTATTGAAAAGAAGAAACGCGACTTTGCATCGGTTGTTGTTTCTGCGGGCAACAGAGCAGAATACGAAAGAGTGAAAAGAGTTCTTGACCGCACAGAAGTCTTGAACACCGAGTATTTCACGGGCACGAACGGTTTCCTTGATAAGTTCTTCACTCCTGAAGAGTTTGCGCAGTATGAAAAGCAGAATACTCTCAAGGGTGACTTTGCTGGTAAGCCTTGGGAAGCTGACATCTATGGTGCCTTCTTCACCCCGGTCCAGGATATAAAAGCATCATTCCCTGGAGTGAAGGTCGATGAGCGTGCCAACAAAACCGCGGGTGAGGTTCTCGGTCTCATCCTTAAGAACGCGTTTGATGCGATCAATACGATCTTTGTCTACCCCATTCAAGTTGCACAGAATGGAAAGAAGTGGCTCAACTGGACAGTGAGCCCGAATGGTTGGGAGAGTTTTACCAATATTTCAGACGCGATCGGTGTACCGGTTCCAGAGTCGGGTCTTGTAAAAACAGAGGGTGTTGTTTTTACAAACACTGCGATGGTTCTTCAATTCATTAAAATGTTTGTCTTTGGTGTAATGTCAAAAAGATACCCAGATCTTACTCTTGAAAAATTCTTAACCGGAAATACAGAAAAATCTGGCGGGCAAGAGAATGTTGTTAAGATGAATGTTATACCTTTTGCAGGAAAGTTTTCAGATACAATTAACGAAGCTTTCAATGAGGGTAAGGCAAAGAAAACCCTCATGACCCGTTGTTGGCCAGTTGATGTGAAAGTCTCAGCGATGGACAGTGAAGCAACCGATGCTGCGATCATGCCGATTGTCACCGTGACCTTCCGCGTTTCCAGAACATTTGATGGTGATGATTTCCAACACAAATAGCTCCTGTAAATATTCATGTAATCTTTGGAGGCAAAAGTAGATGGATCTTAGAGAACTTATGCAGAGCGCAAAACGGAAAGAGTTCCGTTCTGAAGTGCTCTCGCAATCGAAACAGGTGTTTGGTACTCCTTACACTGTTGGTGATGCGGTCAGAATGGCGGCGTTGTATGAGCTTGACGATGAAGCTTTCTTCTTCGCTGAGTTGGTCAACCTTCTCACCACAAAGTATGGGCTGGATGAACAGGTCGCACGGACACTGACCGTCGTCGAGATCATGTGGCTCATGAAGGATCTTCGCATCAACTCTTCTGGCCCCGAGGTAGAAGCAGACTGCCGGTGTTCACACTGTCGTCATGTCAATGTTCGACAGAAGATCGATCTTATGAAGATCAAGATCGTCAATCAAGAGAACTTCAAGTATGAGATCACGGCCGAGGATGGTGCGGTCAAGTATGTTCTTCAGATGAAGGTCCCCGATGCGGTCACGTTCTATCGGATCTTTGGTGGTCTGAAGATCGCTGGTCCCGGTTTTGTCAAGGCTGTCGAGGAAAAGAATGCCGAGATGCTCAAAGCCTCAACGGTCCTGATCGTTGCGAACGGTGAGATCATCGATCCCGCGATTCAACCTCCTGCAGACCTTGCCGAGTTCTTTGACAAGTTCCTGCCGAGTTCGGTGCTTGAGAAGTTCGATGACATGTCGGATAAGCTACCCACCGTGAAGCTCGACCAGATGATCAAATGCGACAAGTGTGGGAAAGAGTTCCCGGTAGAACCGCTGGATTTTTTCTTCTCTGCTCTTTGATATTCAACAAGTCGTATGATTCTGCGCAAAGAGAGATCTTTGATTTCTCTTTTGCGACAGAGGGGAAGATAGCTTCTCGTTCTGAGATCATGGCGATGCCACCTTATGAGTTCACACGGCTCAAGCTGATGTGGAATAAGCGAGTTACACCCCAGTCTTAACACCCTAAATATCTCTAGTCGTTTATCCCGGAGGGAAGTATTATGGGATTCAGTGAAACTTTCGTTGTCAGTATAACAGGTGTTGGCGGTTTTAGAGAAGGAGAAGCGTCATCGGTTCTCTCTCTGGCTTCTCAGTTTAGAAAGCTGACCTTCGTATATGAACCGGAAGTCTCTACAGATATTTGTAGACTGACCCTCGACGTTGAACCTTTCAGCCCGTTCACTTCTGATATTGCAGGGTGGGATGGAGATGTTACTGTCAAAGAAGTTGAACTCACAACAGGTTCTCTTGAAGCAACAATAGTCCTCAAGCAGTTTGGTCGGTATAAGATCTCGTGTGTGGTCGAGGATGCTGGGGGAGAAGTCAAACATACATATGAACCCTTCTATGCAAACGTGATCTCAGCAAAGGCCCAGGCTTCTTGCCCGTACCCGGGGGAAACAACAGAGTTTGATTCCGCCGATGGTTGGTCCAGAACACTTGAAGCTTCGATGCAAGCAGCTCAGCGTCAATCTGGTGCAGACGTTAAACTTGCAGCCCTTGATGACTCTGGTGAGGATGCGATCACCGTAGGTGATCTTGTTTGGCTTTCAGACGTTTGTGACAGCGAAGTCAACGCATCTTCTGATCCTGTCTACGTGGCACTTCTCGCTGACCCATCATATACTAAATGTGCATTTGGTGTTGTTGTCGACATCTTAGAAGACGATGGAACTACCATATATGAATTCCCAACTGTTGCTGGTGCATCTGCTCCATCCACCAAACTCTATGTGGTTCTTCATGCCGGGACAATGATCCTTAGAAGTGGTTCGACATTCAACCCAGATATTGATGCACAAAAGAGATTCTATTTCAATGCTACAACAGCAATACTGACAGATACAAGCACGGATAACAAGTACGTTGGAATGTGGTTGTCTTCTGATATGTCTGTGTCTGTTGATGAAACGATAGTCATTGATGATACTCCAATTGAAATGGATCACAATGATCTGAATAACATTCAGGGGGGTTCTGCTGTACAAAGGTACCACTTAACCAGTGCACAACAGAGTGGTTTGACTGGGGGTGCAAATACCACACTTCACTTCCACAATGCCGACCGCGATCGTGCTAATCACTCTGGAACTCAGACAGCAGATACGATTTCTGATTTTGACAGTGCGTGTGGAGATGTTATAGAATCAAAGCTTGTTGATGGTGATGATCTGGAATGGGATATTGATTCTGCTTCTGGTGAAATGACCGGAATGGTTGTTGGTGGTGAAAGTGAAGCACTAGTTATAAAATATCCTGGTGCGGTAGCAACACCTGGTGAAATCGTGAATGTTAAAACAGGTAATTTGTTTGATCCACAACTCAATACATCAACGAGAGCAATGATCTCAGATCAGACTATTCCGTTTCAAAGCAATGTTCTTGATCAAAAAATGTTAAAGTTGGATGAAGATAGTGTGTGTAGAGTTTCTTTGGGGTATGATTCTGATTCTGGTGTATACACTATTGTGGGTAGTGTTTTTAAGAGGGATCGAGATTTTCTCTTCTTACAAAATTCACAGGTTCTTGGCGTTGAATATGATACAGATCGAGAGACTTTTCTTAAGTTTGCTGCTTGTGAAAACAAGGGACAGATATATTGGGCATTTCATACAAGAGCAACAGGGGGTGGAGCAACTGGAAAAATAACATTCGGGTATGCTACAACATCGAACGGATATTGTACAATTACGGCGCAAGAACTTGATTCTTCTTCTGGGTCATCTTTTGAAGATGCTCTGGGTATTGGAGCAATTTTAACATTTGATTTAACCCCTGTGCCGTCTGGTGATGGTGCAGTATTCACTATAGCGTGGAATGATGGAGAAGCGAGCGCACTCAGATTCAAACGCGGAACCTTCACTGCAGAAGGTATCGTTGATACCTCTATGGTAGAATATCGAACTGTAACGGGAATAGATACCACAGATATTTCAACGACCGATGGAAAATTCAGATTGTCTGTTGCTCCAATAAATTGGCTCGAGAGTGATGGAAAAATAGTTGCGGCGGTTGGGTACGAAGATACAAGTGGTACATCTTCTGATGGTGGATTTGCCGCACTTGGCATTGTTGATTTTGATTCGGGCGGTGGGGATGTTACATTGGAAGCAGCAGATTCCACACCTTTTCCAGATGGTGTTGTTGATATTGGAATAATCCATGTCGAGACTGGCGGGTATGGGTCAGAAGAAGTTTTTGCTTGGTTTTATACCCTTGCATCAGATCGGGGTGGCACACCCCCAAGTGAGACTGTTTCAAGTTTCTTTGCTTGGGGTCTTATCAACGATGCATCAGCTTTTAGTACAAAAGTTGATTTGTCTCTTTCTCTGACTATATCATCTCCTGCTCTAGCACAAGAAACTGTTGATCGTTTTAGAATATTTGGTACTGGGAACGGTGAAGTCTATAATTATCTCATGCATTTTCCGGTAGATATTGCTGAAGATGGTTCTAGCTGGGGTGCATCGGAAGATACAGAAAACGTTGCAATTTTTGGTGAAAAGTTTGAAACATGTGATAGCGCAGTGTTCCTTCATGATTTTTGTGTAGCCCTAGCAACATCAATGTATTATGTTGGGAATGGTTCAAATGGGGCAATCAGTTATGCTGCATATGCTCTCGCCCAAGATTTTAGAGATTCAAAATTTGGTATCAGTGTTGAAGATAATATAGTTTGTATGCTTGGAAAAACAAACATTGAAATGCCATTAGCAAACAGAACATATTATGTTGGAAGAGGTGGGGGAATACAATCAACAAAGTCTTCTCTGCGTCTTGGTTTCTCTGGTGCGAACAAAATTCTCTTTATGGATCCAGTGTTTAACTGACCCATTAAATAATCCAGATGGTTGAAGGAGTGCTTGATGGTGGTTAAGAAGTCTCATGTTCTATATTACCCGGACGATCTTCCTCGGCTTCTTTCCCGTGGTAGTTGTTATCTTAAGTTGAAGTTTGCGACAAACCTCGATTCTACACAAAAAACCAGATCGCAAAACTATGCTGAATCTATTGAAAAACTCAGTAAGAGTATGTCTAAGACTTATCAAGAAACAATAGGGAGTAGCACAGGGAAGGTTGCAGATTTCTTTGGTGCGATGGTCGGTGGTGGTAAAGCAGCAGAGTCGATTGGTTCTTTTATTGCAGCAACAATCGGCAATAAGGAATTCACCGGTTCTATGAGTCAAGGAAATGATCTTCTTCAGCAACAGACAAGAATATATGATGTCAGCGATACATACGTTGCCCACGTGTATCTTCCACTAGAGAACCTTGAGGTCAATCGTGTCTCCGGTGTCATGATGCAGAATGATGGTTTTGCAAAGAGTGCTATTGATATTGCCGTTATGAATGGCATCAAGAATATGAATTCATATGTTCAGAATGTTACACAAGCACAAGGTCAGGCGTTCCGTCAAATGATGGGACATGCGATGACCAATGTTCAGTTTGAAACATACACATTCGAATGGACCTTTGCACCTAAGAATGCAAGAGAGGCAATGGTTGTTGAAAAGATCTTGTTCTTTTTGAATGCTGCTTGTGTTTCAAATCTTGATCTTAATAATAAGGAGCTGAGCAACATGTTCTGGTTGCTTCCTCCTCGTGTTGAGATCGGTGCTATCTCAACAGACACTACAAGTAAAAATACAAAAAATAACGATACAACATTAACAAGCGAGATAGACGGAACAAACTTGGCAGAAGCTGAATCTTCTGCTATAATAACGGGTAAAACTGGGGAAATGACAGATGAAGTTTTCTGGCTTCGTCCAAAGAAAGAGTACTACATCGAAGAAATAACCGTTACACCAGCAAACGAGGGCGGGTCGGTTCTTCTTAACCCCAGAGGTCGGGTTGCATATACAAAGGTTCGGATCAAGGTCACCAAGACTGCGCTGACAACCCTCGCCGACCTCTTGGGGAATATGACTGACGCTCAAAAGAATCAAGCAACTCCGGGTGGGCAGAGTCTTGCTGAGATATGGGCAAATCTTCCAGATGAAACAGATCAGTGGAATAGAATAACCCCACTGGGATAAGGAGGTCATAGTGTTTAGACGGTATCCCAATTATCTATATGAGGCCAACGCACTCATAAAGGATTACTACTTTGCGATAGACTTCATCGCTGGATGGCTTGAGAACTCGGCAACGTATTTCAAAGAATATGAGCTTGAACCCGGAGACACGCCAGAATCTATTTCTTCAGATCAGTATGGATCAACACAATACTGGTTCCTCATCCTTCTTGCCAACGCGATCGACGATCCATTCTTTGGTTGGAAGTTGTCCGATGAAGAGTGTCGTGAGTTAGCGATTCTTCGTGTTGCAGATTCTCAAGTGTGGGATGATGATAACCCGGTTGAGGTTGCAGAACGTGCAGCACTTGTTGAAACAACTTTCGCCGCATTGGTTGAGGAGTATGCTTCCGTCACAATAATGATTCCCTCTGCCGACATGGTAAAGTACATGTATGACCAGTTCATGACAGAGTGTGCCAAGTTCAAACCGGAGTAACAGATGGTCAACCCGATCCAGCATCGGTTAACAGAACAAAATTCTGGTCGAGCTACAAAGCGGGTGACTGTCACCACTGTTCTTGGTGTCTTCGAGATCACACAGGATATTAAAGATCTGAAACTTCGCTTTGGTATTGATGAGTTTGCAACCGCCGAGATCACTATTGAAGATGCTGAGTCAAACTTTTTCAGCAGATGGGGGATCACAGGAGCAGAGGTTTTTTCTATCTTCATTGATTCTCCAATGGGAACACCAGCATACCATCTCAACATGATACCCGTTTCATATCTCCCTGGAAAGCTAGAACCTCGCCAGGTGAAAATATTCCTTCAATCTTTTGCTCACTACGCAGAAGACTCTACCTTTATCACCAAAGCCTTCAAGGGCGATGTGCCGATTGCAGATATTATAGAGAATGCTTTCAAGAGAATTACAGATAAGAACAATCAGCTGTATGCACTTATTGGTTTCCCTTCCGATGCGATGGTTAAAAACTTTGTGTCTCCCAACTGGACACCTTTGCAAATATACCGGTACTTGAGATCTATCTATGAATCACCTTCTGATCCGAGCACATTCTATATGTTTGAGGATTCGTTTGGTGTTCACTTTACAACACTTGCCAAGGGAATAGCTGTCAAGGTTGCAAACTTCAAACACCTTAATGTTTCGCTGGTCGAGGGAAAGGTAACTGATACCGTTACAAATGAACAATCTACAAACCTTGATAGAATACTTGAAGATGAATATCTTGGAGCTTTTGACCATGAATCAAACGTTGAACAAGATGCTGCGAATATAACTCTCGATTGGTTTGATATAGACGACAAGAAGGTTCATCGGCACAGAACAGCACTAGAAGATTCTACTTTTGCCAAATTGAAAACTATTGGAAGACACGGTACACTCAACCCAGCATATGGTAAAATCTCGCTCAATAATTATAAAGTGTTCAACGAGAAACCTTCTACTGCCAAAGCTCGAGGATGGTGGCACGTACAGAAGGGAATGTTGAATGCTCAGGTGTATGCAGTGACAACACTGTTCGATGGAAAGTATTCACCAATGTCCCCGGTATATGTGACGGCGACTACAAGGCATGAAGGTGGAACAGATAAGGATCAGTTGAGAAACGGGCTGTGGATCGTTGGGGCAGTCGAGCACACCTTCCACACATATAATAAAGCAGATGGTGATCCTGGACACGATGAGTGTAAGTCGACTGTTTGGCTGTGCAGAGATTCCTTTGGTGAAATTTCTGCAGACTTCAAACAAGTAAGGACTTTACTTGCAGGAAAAAATGAAAATGTGTTTGACACGTTGACGGGGGCAAAGTGAATCCTTTTATGAAAGCCAGAGTCGAGGTCAACAAAGACCCCGACAATAGAAAGCGTGTTCGTGTTCGTGTACTAGGGATCCATCCTTTTAACGCAAAAGAGTTTTCAGAATATCAAACAGAATCAGATGTGCCAAACGATATGCTTCCCTGGGCAGAGCAGTGTGTTCCACCGAATACCGGGAAGGTCGATGGTGGGTATGGTACTGCAGATGTTCCTGATGAAGGAGATTGGGTGTGGGTGTTCTTTGAGGATGAAGCTTTCCAACGCCCATGGTACTTTGCGATAATCTCTGCGAAGAATGATGTCAACGATAAGTTCAAGCAGACAGAAAATCGATTCAGGCTTGATCGGTGGAATAATACGGTTGAAGTTGATGAAGACAAGATCGAACTCACGATGTTCACCGACGATGACCTGACAACAGAAGCTGTCAAGATCACAGCAAAGAAAGACGGTAGTGTTTCAGTTTTGTCAAAGAATAATCCGGGTGTTGTTATTGATATGGGAGGGGATACAGCGGTGGATGGAAGATCTTCTGCTGTCAACTTCACCAATCTGAATACCTGGATGAAGGAAGTAGAGATACAGCTGGCATCTCTTTGGAATGCAATGTTTGAACACACCCACGATCTACTCGAGATCCTTCCTCTCGGTCTGATCTCTTCAGAGAAGCTTTTGGGTGGAGCGGTAAGATATACAGAAAACTGGAAGCTCAAGAATGAGTTCTTGCTGAATGCTTTCGCAACGCTTCGTGCTCAAGCAGAATCAGCCAAGATGCAGATACCTTCGTATGCAGATAGTGCACAAGTTCCTCCTGCGATACCAGATCCAATAAATCCGAAAGCCGGTGAAATGCCACCAACAGGGATATAAGAGATGACCGATATTATTCAAACAACACCGAAGCTTCAGATCGTTATACAAGCTTCTCGTGCACCCACAGAGAAAGATCTGTCATATAAGATGACTTTCACCATCACGAACAGTGATGGTACAATTACAGAAACTACAAGCCCTGAAAATTTGTTCTTCCCCGGACAAGAATGGTTTGACGTTGGTACACTCAAGATGTACTACTTCAAGGGGAACTATGGCGGGCTTGCCATGTGGAAAGAGTTCGGGTCTGGTGGCGGAGAAGGTGGTGGACATACCATCATAGATGAATCCGGCGATGAGATGGCTCAACGAACAGGACTTCAGTTTGTTGGTGCAGTAGTTTCTGATAATGAATCTGGTGATAAAACTGTTGTTACTATTACTGGTGGGGTTGGTCCGATAGGTCCGACGGGTGCAACAGGTGCCACAGGTTCAACAGGTTCAACCGGAGCAACAGGTTCAACCGGAGCAACAGGTGAAACCGGAGCAACAGGTGAATCTGGCATCTATGTGGGTGACTCTCCACCGCCAGACCCGGTAGAAGATGATGTGTGGATTG